AGGCATCGAGTGAGAGAGATAAACCGCATCATCTTGCATTGCACTGCAACGCCAAAAGCGATGCGTGTAGATGTAGCAACGATCAGAGTTTGGCACCAGGCCAAGGGATGGTCAGATTGCGGTTATCATTATTTGATACATCAGGACGGCACGTGCGAAATAGGCAGGCCTGTAATGATCAAAGGCAGTCATACAAAAGGCCATAACGCAGACAGCATTGGGGTTGCCTATTGTGGAGGAGTCGATCTAGAATCAAAACCAAAAGATACAATGACGATGGAACAGGAAATTTCATTCTTACACCTGGTCGATTCATTACGTACTACGTTTGGCCCACTAACTTTACATGGTCATAACGAGTACAGCCGTAAAGCCTGCCCTTCGTTTAACGTGCAGGATAAATTTGAATTCTTAAAACTTAAAATAGATGAACTTTCTAATTAATCACTGGGCAGAATTAGCCCTGGCCCTAATTACTTTACTGTCAACCTTGACAGCATTAACGGAATCCACACGCGATGATAAAATTGTAGCTGTGTTATCCAGAGTATTAAACGCGATCATCTTTGGACGTACAAAGACCAGGCAAAAGAAAGGCAAATAGCCCTATATTAGTGCTGGTTAGATCTTCTCCTTCATTGGTTTAGCCGCCTGTTAAGCCCCTTGCATTAGTTTGTAGGGGGCTTTTTTTTGTGGTAATGTATCTAAGTTTAGATTTTTTGCCCTATATTTGTGTCAATGGAGAAGATTAAACCCTGGAATCGAGCCGACTATAATTGGTGGCTAAAGATGGCGATAGCTTTAGAGTCAGAACTTGAAGAGTGCAAAATTGCAGGAGCAAGTGACGGCCTGGAAACCCTATTGCAAGGCTGCATGGATATATGCAACAAACGCCTAGCGGAATACGAACGTATGCACCGCACGACAGGCGAAGACCTGATGAAGAAGTTTACGGAACTGATCAGGGACATGAAACAGTATTAACCAAAACCTATATAAAATGAAGGAACAAGACAAACTAGCAGGCGAAGCCGTGCAAAAAATTATCGACAGCACGCGCTTCTCGATTAACTACCACCAGGAAAAGCTGGTGCAGGAGCAAGAAACTTTGGCAGGCCTGTTAAGGCTAGTAGCAAAAACCCAAATCAAAGACAAATGAAAGACGCTTTAACGATTATGATAACCGATGATGTACAGTTAGAAATTGGTTATACTCATTGGGCAGAAATGAAGAGTAATGATTATGACGTACCGAATGATCCGTCAGGCCATGAAATAGACAGCATCAAATTTGTTAGCTGGGTAGGCACAGGAAAGGGAAACAAAGTGCGAGTAGAGGTGGATATTACAGGATGCAGCGAAGAGTTAGCCAGAGAATTAAATTGGGATAAAATAGAGCAATCAGTAACAGAACATATTGAAGAAAAATGATTAGTAAAATAACAGAGATTCAGGCTAACGGAACATACGATAGCCCACATGGTATGCTGTACAAATTTATGTACACATTCGAAGATGGCGCAGAAATAAGCGCAAATCACAAAACAGCAAGCTGCCCGTTTAAGGCAGGCGATGAAGTAGAATACCAGGTCAACGGCAGCAATAGCTATGGCGCATGGGGCAAAGTGCAAAAGCCTGGAGGCTATACAGCGCAGCCATCAGGCGGTAAAGTATCCGATGATACACAGAAACGCATTGAGCGATCGTGGGCACTGGGCCATGCGGTGCAAATAATGGGACCGTTGAAGGCTGTAAATATTGACAGCGTAAAAGAGTATATGACACAGGCAGCACGCCTGGCAGACGTACTTTTAAAGGCTAGAGATACGTTTCCTAAGTTTGAAATGGACGAAGTGACCAGGGCGTTTTGGGATTCTCAGATGGCTGAACCAAATGAAATGCCTTTCTAATGGAGTATATCAAAAAATTTACAACGGAACTTCCAACTATGGCAATGACTACAGCCTACGGAAATGATTTGTACAGAAAAGAAAATGTACAGATGGAAACGCAGATAGAGATTAGCCCAGTTCATAAAAGCGGAGGATGTTTTGAAACGTTTGATACAGAAACAGGTGGCGAAGATTTTTATGCCGAAGGAGTTTTGGAGATAGAAAAGGTAAATGGCAAGCTATCGCTAACTGGATACGATGGTGTATTTGAATTACCAGAATACATAGTAGAAGAAGTGCGCAAAGCAGGAATAGAAATTGACTTGTAATGGGAAAATTAAAAGCTACCCTGCCTGATTACCCGACAGTGGATTATGAATTTGATTCATCGTTTGAAGACCAGGCAATTAAAGTTTGGGCAATGGAACAAGCTATGAAAGTGACAAAGAAAGACGGGCTAACGCATGAACAGTACGCGCAAATTTCTCGTGTGTTGGCCCAGGAATTAATGAACGAAATAAAAAAATTAAAATGAAAATGACGTTAGGCACATGGATCAAAGTAAATTATGGCACGCACATTCGATTGAATGAAGCACTAGGGTTGGGTAAAAATTCTGTAAACCGATGGTACAATAGCGATCCGAAACGATTCTTTATGTACCTACCTCAGATGGCTAAATGGTCAGAAACTCAACCTCAAGATTTGATTGACATGATCGAACAAAGGATTGAAGATGTTAAAGCTATCAGAGGTAACGATTGAGAAATTAAAGAGAAGGAGGAAATACCTTTTGTATAGGTATGTCAACACTGCACCATACGATCCAAAGCATAAAGAGTACGGAGAACAGGCAGATTTAGTAGGTTACGAATTAAACAGGCGCACAGGAGAAACGAAGTATAAACTATGAAACAGAAGAACAGCCCAAGACAATTTAAGGGCGTATGGATACCAGCGTCTTTATATATGGCTACCGATTTAACCTGGAGCCATAAGCTAATGCTGATTGAGATAGACAGCTTTAGTAAAAACAAGCTGGATTGTTTTGTTAGCAACGAGCATTTAGCGGATCATCTACAGCTTAGTAAAAGTGGAACCGAAAAGGTTTTAAAGCATTTGGTAGACATTGGATTAGTGCAACGCGAGCGACGTAAAATTGGCAAGGTTTACCGTAGGGTACTACGGGTGGTAACCTCCATAGAAGGAGATATACAACCGTACTTGACGGAGGCAACAAACCACCTTCAGGTAGGCACTACTAATACAAGGACTAAACCAACGACTAAACCAAAGAAAGAAGGGCAACCCTCCACTGAGGGAGAGTGTATAGAATACTTTCTTGAATTAGGGATGAGCGTAGAAGAGGCACAAAAGTTTTTGGATTGGTACGAGCAAACAGGCTGGAAGCTAAAGGGAGGCAATAAAATTAAAGACTGGAAAGCCACTGCCAGGAATTGGAAACGAAGACAAAAAGAACACCAGAATGAAAAACGAGGATTTAGCCAGGACAACTTCAACTCTGAAGCCCTACACCGTTATGTTACTGAAGGATAACTTGGTCAGCGTAAAACCTAATGATGCCTGGAGCAAAGGCACTAACATAATTACGGCATTGAAAAGTAACCCTGCAATGATCAGGGGCTGGGTAATGTCAGAAGTAGGCAGGCTGTGCAAAGAACTGAGCGCAAAAACTACGATTCAAAGTGACGAGGAATTAATCTTTTGCGTCAACAGCATCTTTGAGGAACACCCTACATTAAAGCTGGAGGAGGTAAGAACCTGTTTTGATATGGTGCGCAAAGGGAAGTTTGGAAAATTGTATGAGCGATTAAAGACACCCGAAATCTTAGATTTTCTGCGCAGGTACGAAGGCGAAATAAGGGTTGAGATTTTGGAAAGGAACATGAATGATTCACGCTACCAATCAGAACGCAGCAGCACTGAAGAGTTAGCTACTTCACCGATCGGGGAAATAGTTAAGACTTTGCCAGAGTCTGAACCACCAAAGAAAGTAGAAGGTCACGGTTTAGGAAGCCGCTTGCGCAAACGATTAGATCAATTAGCACCAGAGGAAAAGGCTACAAAGTGATTGGGTTTTTAATCTACTGATGCTTAAATTGCAACGTGAAGAGAAGCACCGAAGTAAAAAAATTAGACGCAGCAGTTAGTCGATATGTACGCAAAAGCAATGCAGACGCCAATGGCAACTGCGCTTGTTTTACTTGTGGTAAGTCTGGCAGTTGGAAGTACGAAATGGATTGCGGCCATTTTCAAACGCGATCTAAGTATAGTACGAGGTGGCTATACAAACCAGAGGATGGCCTGGTGAATATGATGCCCCAGTGCAAGCATTGCAATTTAACTAACGGAGGCCAGCAATATGCCTACGGTAAAAGGTTAGATGCGGTGTATGGTGAAGGAACTGCTGATCGAATTGTTCGACTATCAAACACAATGCAGAAGTTTACTACAAAGGAAATTGTAGAGATGCGCAAAGAGTGGGACAGACGATTTCCAGAATGAGTTTGCTACATACTTGGATAGAAGAAAACTATGCCTACCTAATACGGGTAGCAAACAAGTATGTAGGTAAAGGCCTTGCTGCTGATTTGATCGGTGATTTGTGTGTAGTGTATTTAGAGAAACCAAATAAATACATTGCTTTGATTGATAGAAACGAGATGATGCGGTATGTATGCCGAACTATTCACATTTGTTCGTTTAGCAAAAAGAGCAGATTTTACTATAAGTACAAGAAGCATGATGAGCAAATGGCACACGATTATCCACTTGTTTTGTTGAAAGACAATACTACAGAAATAGATGAAATAAACCACCAAGAAATAGAAAACCAAATTGACGAAGTGTTTTGTATATTGCAGGAAATCAGATGGTTTGATGCAGAAGTATACAAGGCATACCATTTGCATTCACATTCATTAAGCACACTATCAGATGCCACAGGAATCAGTAAAAACACAATCTACAAAGCAATCAAAACCGCGCAAGCGCACCTCGAAGAAAACACCCAAAGGATTAGGGGATACGGTGGAAGCGTTGATACCAGAAGTAGTGAAGGATGTAGTCAACAAAATAGCAGGGGAGGATTGCGGATGCGACAAACGGAAGGAATGGTTAAACAAACGGTTTCCCTACTTCAAACCTTTGAGCGATCAAGACAAGAAGCTATGGGTAGAAGTCCTGGCTCCAGCACTTAGAAAGGATGTTCTGACGATGGCGCATCAGGAAATAGTTATTGATATGTATGAACGTACCTATCGAAAGCGACATAGAAAGACCAGGTGCGGATCATGCGTAAAGGGTAGGATGTTAGAACTGGAAAAAGCGTACGAAGGTTCATGCGAATAATTACGGCAGGCATACTAGATGGATACCAACGAAGGAAAGATCGGAGCGTTTCAATACGTTTCATTACACAGGAGAAGAGCAGCAGTGAGGTAGTAGAAATTGATGAGATGCTGGACACATTTGGCATTTTATATTTTCGAGGCCAGGAGAAGATGAACGATGAAGAGATAGAAGAACTGGATGCGATTGAGTTGGACTTATACGATGAACCCAAAAGCCAGAGCGCACGCTTACGTAATGTGCTGTACGTGCTTTGGAAACAACAAGGCGAAAATGGGGACTTTAAAAAATTCTATAAGCAGAAGACTGAAGAAATTATTCAACACTTTAAAACTAAACTATCAGATGAGTAAAGCATCATACCAGGCACACGAAGAAATCAAGCCACAGAAACTATCTATTGAACAGCGAATACAAATCTATCTTGGCCGTGAAGGGGCTTTAAGTTTGTATTCTATAGCAACAGAACTAGAGATAAAGATGCAGACGGCATCAGCTAGGTTAAGTGAGATGCACGACAAAGGCATAGTACGCTTTGATGCAGATGGCGATTACGAACTTACAGAAAATGAACAGGAACAAGAACGGGTACGATACCATAGGATGGTAGACAGGTACGAGAAGTGGAGAAAGCAAGGGATCAAAAATGGCTGGATCAGTGAGTGAAGAATACGAAAACGACAGCCTAGTAAGTGAATGCTGCGGATCAAACCAACACGGAGATAGCGACATCTGCGGATACTGCTATGAACATACCGAATTTGTTAGCTACCCAAAGTATGATGGAAACAAGTTAGGCCCAAACTATGATTACGCACCTACGCAAAAAGCATTGAATAAATGGTTAAAGCAGGTATGTGATCTAGACTGAAAACAACAATAAAATACAATGGCATTTAAGAAAGGACAAAGCGGCAACCCAAAGGGAAGGCCAAAGGGATCACCGAACAAAGTATCAGAAGCAAGTAAGGAATTGTTTCTAGACGTTATGGAGGGGGAACTAGGGCATATCGAGGAGTCGCTAGGGCTACTACGTGAAAACAGCCCAGAGAAGTACCTGAAGGCTCTATCAGGCTTGTTTCCTTATTTCATGCCTAAGCAAATTGAGTCAGAGATTACGATTAGCGAGGCACCCAAACCTCCTTCTTGGTTTGATGAGGTGTTGGATCGTGAAGACACAACAGGCGAAAACCCATTGACCGATGGATAAAGCAACCGCATTAGCAATCGTAGATAATAACTGCCTTATTGCAGATGGTTTAGATCATGGGATTATAGGAGTAACAGCAGGTGCAAATGTGCAAGCTGTATATAGCTGCGCCATTCTTGTACAGCAGTGGATGATAGACGGCATGGATTCAGATGAGGCCCTGGAGCATTTACATTACAACGTCCTGGGAGGCAGGCCGACTGGAGATAACGCGCCCGTATTCCTTGACGATTTGTGAAGCAGCCCAAATCTTATTATGACGTACTGAACAGCAACAAACGTATCGTTGCCTGTCAGGGAGGTACACGTAGTGGTAAAACGATGTCTATTTTAACCGTGCTGATTGAGTGGTGCTATACTTATCAGGATGCAGGGTATGTTATAGATGTCATTAGGGCATCCTTTCCTAGCCTTCGTGCGTCAGTGTATCGAGATTTTCTGGGCATACTAGAGAGGGAAAAATGGTATGATGAACGTAACCATAACAAGACTGAAAACACGTACACTTTGTTTGGTAATCTATGGCGTTTTATGTCAGCCGATCAGCCACAAAAACTTAGGGGAGTTGCTCGAAATTACGCCTTCCTAAACGAGGCAAACGAACTGACCTTGGAAACGTTTCGCCAGGTGAGTTTTAGATGTACCGATAAATTGTTCCTTGATTGGAACCCGTCCGAAGAATACCATTGGCTGTATGATGAAATCCTTACCAGGGATGACTGCGACTATTTTAAAACTACCTACCTAGACAACCCGTATTTAAACAAAGAAACGGTTGCAGAGATTGAGAGGCTGAAACATACGGATGCAAACTACTGGAGGGTGTATGGGTTGGGAGAGCGTGGCCAGTCGAAGGCTACCATATTTGAAAGTCACATATATGAAGAACTACCAGAAAACGCAAGGTTTGTTGCATGGGGTTTGGATTGGGGATTTAGTGCTGATCCGACTAGCTTGGTTAAGGTGATGCGCGTAGACCAAGATTTGTATATCGAGCAGCACCTATATACAGGAGGCTTGACAAATCAAGACATTATACAGGAGATGAAGCAGCTAGGTATAGCCAGGCATGACGAGATAATTGCAGACAGCGCAGAACCGAAAAGTATAGAGGAGATACACAGGGCAGGTTTCAATATTAAAAAAAGCAAGAAGGGGCCTGATAGCATACGTAAAGGCATAGACCTAATGAGGAGGCACAAATTGTACATCCACAAAGAGAGCGTAGACACGCAAAAGGAGTTCAGGAATTACAAATGGAAAACAGATCGTAACAACCGTACGCTCCCAATTCCTGAAGACGCATGGAACCACAGCGTCGATGCTGTGCGATATGTATGTTTAAACAAACTGCTACGTAAAACAGGAACCTATACCATACAATGAAAATATCTCTACCAGAAGACTACACCGAAATTTCAGTGCAGCAATACAAAGATCTGTGGGCTGAATATGAAAGGCACGAAGAAGCATTTCATGCACAGCGCAGGGCTATAGAAATCTTATCTGGATTAGAACGCGACACATTAGCCGATGCTGCCTGGGAAGACATTGAAAACGCCAGCACAAAAATGAATTGGCTATTAAGTGAACCCGATCCTTTTGTAAGCAATACCAAGGTAAAGCACAAGGTAAAAATTGATGGGGTAGAATACGGATTCATACCAGACTGGACACGCTTAACAGTTGGTGAATATGCCGATCTAGAAACGATGTGCAACAAAGGGATGTTTGAGTACCTGGAGAAAATTATGTCGGTAATGTATAGGCCGATCACCAGGACAAAAAATGGGATGTACGAAATAGAAAGGTACGAGCCAAGCGAAGACAGAGAGGCTGCAATGCTAAAATGCCCGATGGATGTAGTAGTAGGTGCAGTGGTTTTTTTTTGCGACATAGCCGAGGTATTATCTACCACTATGCAACCCTATTTAACAAACGGTCAGAAGCTACCGAAGAAGGGGAAGAGGATAAAGTACACGCCAAATGGGGATGGTATGGCTTAATGTACCAATTAGCGCAGGGTGATTTAACGAAAATGAATCAGGTAGAACGTATATACATAGATGAGGCCTTAACGTTTATGGCTTACGAGAAAGACCTAAACCTTAGAGATAAAGTGAAAATCTGATGTATACAATTGTAGACATAAACAACACCTTCGAAGCAATTGCAGCGGAACACCTGGAACTGAAATCTTTTGATACAGGTGGCCTGGATCGAATGGACGTAGATAAACTAGATGTAAATAAATTTCCATTGCTTTATGCTCAATGCACAAGCGCAGATTTAGACAGTGGGGTTACCGTGCTGACCTACGAAGTGATGGTAGCTGATTTGGTTATAGAGAAACAGGAGAAATTCTTAACGCAGGTATACAGCGAAACGTTCTTGATCCTGAATGATGTAGCAGCTAAATTCTACTTTGCCGTTTATGACGGCAACAGAATAGTAGATAGAAATCTTGGCTTCAATTTGCCTATTGTCTGTGATCCATTTACAGCTAGGTTTGATAATCTTTTAACGGGCTGGTCAGCCTCTTTTGAAATTCGATTGCCAAACGCTATAAATTTATGCGATGCCCCTTTCTGAACCGCTAACCTTAAAGATTGAGGTAGACGATCAGACCTACAAACTAAAGTTAACGCGCCTGCGAAAAGCTATGGATCGCCTGGGCGCATTAGTAGTGGAAGAGGCCCAGCAAGAACTGGATCAACAGGGTAAAGTCGTAAGCGGTGAATTAAAGAACAGCCTGTACTACATTGTAGATACTGGCAAAGACTCTATGACTTTAGAGTTTGCGGCAGGTGCGCCTTATTGGGACTTTGTAAACCAAGGCGTTCAAGGTGCAGGGCCATACAATCCACCAAAAAACCCAAGTGGAAAAGGCACTTTACCTTATGAAAACCGCGCACCCAAAAGCCCCTATAAATTTGGATCGGGGCAAGGAGGCCCAGGTACTATTCGTGGAGGCATAGATAGGTGGGTGATTCGAAAACCAGTTGGCCCAATTAGAGATGCAAAGGGAAGGTTTATACCGCGCAAAAGATTGGTAAGTATGATCACCAGTTCTGTTTGGAGGTATGGAATAGCACCTTCCAATTACTATACCCTGGCTTTAGATAAGGGCTACAAACAAACAAAGGCACGTTTAGCAGTGGCGATCGGCCAGGATGTAAACCAGTACATCGAAGAAAATCTGGCTGGTACCTATACAATTAACATTGAACTATAATGGCTTACACGGTTAACCAAGAAACTACAGGAGTACAGGGAGCATGGGATGAACTTATCTATGTTGTCGCTGATCCTACACAAATTACTGAGCCTAACTATAGGTTCGTATGCCAGGTAACGATCAATGGATCTGTAGTTATTACTATGAAACAGCTACCTAATAATGCTGGGGCGGCTGTCTTTGAGATTAGCGATATAGCCAGGGCGTATGTTCAGCAAGATTTAAACCCGTTTCAGCTAGGCCAGGTTAATATGGCTGGTGACCTATCGACAACTACAATTTATGGCTTGAATGAAAAAGCGTTAATCACAGTCACTACTGATTTCGGTTATGAATTTACGACTACTGCAAACCAGCCACCAGTTCAAGTAATTGAGCCAGGAACTACCCAGAGCGTATTTGTAGTAAACGGATCATTTCAGGAAACGGGATCGTCTTTGCCTTTGCCTATAGCAGCAGCGAGCGAATACAAAATGACAGTAGGCAGAAGGTTCTTTTTATCGGATGCACACGTGAACCAGGATGTTGTTAGATACCCAGTTCAGTACCAAACAGATTCAAAATCCTATGCCGCCCTAGCTTTTCTAAATGGTGATGATGTAGGATCGACTGGCCCTGATTATATGCACGTTACTTTCTATAATCAGGCAACGCAACTTAGCACTGGCTTTATCCAAAACACAACAATTACAGGTGGTAAGGCACCAGCGTCAGGCCTGACAGACGAGCAAAGCCTTTTGTATGTAGGAGTTGGCCCAGCTAATTTGGATAGTCAAAACATTGCTACAGCATCAAGGCCTTCAGCAAATGCTGGATGGACGCACTATGATATTCAAATGGCCAGCAGCATAACCTTAGCAGGAAACCAAACAAGCTACATTTATCGCTTTGAAAGGCTTGACTGTTTAAGGTACCAAGAAAACAACTATCAACTTTTCTGGTGGAATAGCAAGGGAGGGGTAGACAGCCTACCTTTTACGGGTAAGTCAATGCAAAGCCAGGACATGAAAAAGGCAGCGTACAGAACTTCAGGAGGCAATAGCTTCAGTGCTACGGGCCTATCTGTTAATGCCTACAAGAAAGGCAGTAATGAAGGAGGCCTAAGATCAGGTCGAATTGAAACAACTACAACCCTGGAACTGACAACGGCAAATGGAAGTCCAGAAATCTTATCGCCTTTGGTGCAGTCGCTCGTAAATTCAGAACGGGTATATCTGTATGGAAAAGAAACTGGGCTATCAGAACCGACAGGATCATCAGGTCTAGTACAAGTTATGGTGCGAGAGTCACAGATTCGATATACTAAAGGCGTAAACGATGGCCTAGAAAGCTATAAGGTAAACATTGAAATAAGCCGAAGAAGGCCAAACGCATGAGCGAAGTACAATTATACGTAACTCCACAGGCAGGAGGGGATCGGGTGCTTCTAGACAGCCCAAGCGTTCCAATCGAACTAAACATAAGCTACTGGGACGCATCAAAACCTTTTAGCAGCAGAAGCCCACACAGCCTAAATTTTGTACTGCCGTTCTCCAGGGCTAACGATAAATTCTTTAGTTTCTATTTTAACGCAAATGCAGTCGAAGGAACGTTTGATGCTCTAGTGAAAACAGAAGCGGTTATATACGCAGATGGCCTGCTTATGATGGAAGGCGTTTTACAACTGCACGCGGTAAAAGACGGGTACGAAGTTGGTGTTCTTGAAAAGATCGCTAAGGTTTTTGATCTAGTAAAGGGTATGACTTTTAACCAGTTGTTTACTACCGATGCTGGCCTGGTAGACACTGATTTGGATCATGCTTTAAACTGGTCAAACGTACGCCTTAGCTGGGATACCTCGTACGACATTACAACGGGATCGGTAGGTGCAGGCACTATTGTTTACCCATTAGCAGATTCAGGTGCTGGCCTTGGCTTTAACAGCCAGTCGGCAGGAACGGGCTTAGGTTTTTATTACAATCAAGGTTTCACGAACTCAGGGATCGTGGACATAGGTATGAATGATACTACCCTGAGCGTATTAAATATGAAGCCAGCAGTACGTATTACGTACGTGTTGGAATACATTTTTAATCGAGCAGGCTACACGGTGCAAAGCAATTGGATGCAAAGTGCAGATGCTCAGAAAATTTATATGTTTCTGGCCTTGGATCGTATACGTGCTACAGGCAGGGTAACATACGGGTTTAGGGTAGGCATTAGTCAAGACTTGCTATTGCCAGCAGGTGACGCGAGCGTATGGCACAACGTAGCATTTACAAACGAAAGTACCAGCCCGTTTTTTGATCCTGATGGCCTTATCCAAAACGGTTTATTTCAGGCTCCATACCAGGGAGTGTTCAACGTGGCAACTACATTCGTAACTAACACAACAGCAGGTGCCACTTCTGGCGGTTACTATTTTTATGTCAAAGTATTAATAAACGGAAATTCGATTGTAAACGATCAGGTATCATCAGCATTTAATCAAACAGAAACAGTTCACAATCATTCGTTTAGTCTGAGCCTTGAGGCTAACGATCAAGTGACATTCTATGTAGCACACACAAATTCCTCAAATGCGGTTACCGTATCAGCTACGGGTAGCAATGCTACCACAAATATCAACCTTGAAAGTTTTGGCTCAAGCAATCAGTTTGTAGACGTATCAGAAAACTTCCCTGGATTTAGCGTAGACAAATGGCTGAAATCAATAATTGAGCGATTCAACCTGGTAATAGTTTCAAAGTTGGATTCACCAACAGTAGTTCAAATTGAGCCTTGGAAAGATTGGTGGGCTGAATCTACTGATCTACAGGACTGGACAGAAATAGTAGACCAGGACAGCATTAAGATTGAACCAACTACCAAGCTACAAAAACAGACGTACGAATTTAGTGATGCAGAAGGTGCTGATTTTCCAAACGCCTGGTGGCAGCATAATTTCGGATGGGTAAAAGGAAAGTACACGTATCACAATACCAATGACTTTGCCACAGGCACCAGTAAAACGGAGCAGATATTTCAGCCGCTTCGTAATCGGGAACTGTTTTCTAACATACAAAACACGGGCAGCAGTGTAGTTCCAAATGTATTGCTGCCTTGTTTCTGGAGTTGGAAAGATGGATCGGAAGCTGAAATGTACCAGAAAGAATTTACCAGTTGTAAGCCAGTCCTGGCATACTACAATGGATTGCAAAGCATAGGCAACGGAGCGCAATTTGAATTTGGTGGATCGCTGTATACGACATACCCGTATTTTTCAGAGTTTAACGAAGTAGGAGTTTCTCTAAGTACAAAGAGTTTAAATTGGGGGTACGACTGGCCAGATAATTTCAATGCTCCTTTTATTAGCGGCTTGACTTCAGAAGGAACAACTTTGGACTATGCGTTTTATACGTACTGGTCGCAGATGTTCAATGAGATTTACAGCGATGAAGCACGTATAATGGCGTGTCGTATCAACTTGAGTTACAGTGAGTTATACAATCTTAGATTTAATGACAACCTTTATTTAGATGGTACCGTCTGGCGTGTATTGTCTATTAACAACTATGTGATAGGCAGCAATGACCTTGCAAACGCAACGCTGCTAAAGGTCATCAACAAGCCAGTAGGTAGAATCAGTAATGATTGTAATGCTCAACCTGGCACATTTAATACTGACGGCACAGTAAACTTTGTAGATGCTAATGGTACAGCAGTTGATGCTACAGAACCGTGTTGCACTTTAGCTGGTTACGTTTGGAACGAACAAAGAAAAGTTTGTTTTTGGAGGCCGCCTGATGATGGCGGTGGTGGTGGCGAAGGCGGTGGAGGTGGTAATGGTGGGGGTGGTGTAGGTGGTGACAGTCACCAACCAGGTCACCTGGATGAAAACGCACAACCCAATGCAGTAGATCATTCTTTTCCTAGAGCCAGCAGAAGCGAGCCATTTGCACAGAAAGGAATTGTAGGAACTACAAACGAAATTCAGCTAACCGCAAGCAGCGTTTCAACTACAACAATAAGCGCAAGAAATGTATCGCAGCAGCAGCTATTTCAAATCCCATTGGATACGATCGTTTATCTGCAACTTGATGCGGTATTTGTAGAAACGGGTGGTTCTTCAGGAACTGTTGGCAAAGCAAATACCAGTCAAATTCAAGGCACCGTCGCTAACACTAGAACGGGGCCTTCTCAAAAGGCAGTAACTAGAACGGTTGGATCTACGCAGATCGTTGCAGAAAACAAAGACGCAGGAGTTACAAGCAGTGTTGACATTGTAAAAACTCAAGTCAGAGATGGCGATAATTCCTTCTACGAAGTGCAATGTACTGGCCCTGCCAATGTAAACGGCAACTGGTTCATTAATATGAAAACAACTTCCATGCAGCTATCAGGCACAGCTGATACTGTAGCAAGGGCAATATGGTTTAATCTTGATCCATCCATAGTAGAAACGGGCAACCTAAACCCAGAGGAAACTATGTACTACAATTTACCGCTATGAAATATTGGATTAACGCAGTGGGATATGGTGTGCCTAACAGCATACGATTATCAAAAACGTATATATATAGTGGGCATCCCGTCCTGGCTCGATGGTATGGCAGGTATAAGTTGAACAATCCAACCCTATACAAAATGGGTTTAATTCTACGCAATGGCGAACACGCTGAACATTAACATAGTTAGCACTGAAAAGGCTACAGGCCCGATCAAGAAAACTACTAGGGCTGTACGTGACTTAGGAAAAGAAACCGAACGAGTCGGTAAAAAGTCAAGCAAAGACTTTTCCCAATTTGGGGATCTGTTTAGCAGCCTTTTGCCGCGTGGACTACAAAGCACCGTTAGGGGTTTTAAGGGCGCACAGCGGCAGATCGGCAGGCTCTCTAAGAGTTTCACTGTATTAAAGGGTGCCATTGCAGCTACGGGCCTGGGATTGCTTGTGGTGGCATTAGGTGAGTTAGTGGCAAACTGGGATGCTATATCGGGATCAATTAGTAGCGCAACAGATGAAACGAAAGAGCAAGTAAAATACGGCCAGGAGTTAGTAGCAACCAGCAAAGAGCAGCTAGACAACATTTCAGCCCAGGAAAATATATTAAAGCTACAGGGTAAGACAGAAGAAGAGATTTTGGCAATGCGCATGAGTGCCACCGATGAGGCTATCGCAGCGCAAAGAATTATGCTAGAGGCTTTAAAGTCGCAGAAAACGGAACAGGCGGCAGCCGCGCAACAAGCCAGCGATGTAGTAGCAGGGCTTTTAATGTTTGTATCTGCTCCTGTAGCCGCAGTTTTGGCATCTATTGATTTAATAAGTGAAGGTTTAGTAAGGATTGGAGTGTTAGCGGAAAAAACAAACCTAGCGACAGGACTATATACAGGCATTGGCGATCTGCTTTTTGATCCTAAAGGCGTAGAAGAAAGCGGAGAAGATGCTGTAAAAAAGGCAGAAGAGCAGTTGTTGAAGCTAGAAAACCAACGTGCAGGTTATCAGCTAAGGGCAAATGACAACGCACAGAAAGCAGAAGATGATGCCCAGCGCGTTAGAGATAAAAATGCTGCAAAGAGAGAAGCCGATGCGGAATTTAGGGCTGCTAAACTGCTGGCCATACAGCGAGATTTGGAACTCAGAGGTATAGAAGATGAAGAAGCCAGGGCGAAGCGTAAACGTGAACTTCAATACGAAGATGCTAAAGCCGAATTGGATGCAAGAGAAGCTGGTTATGGTGAGTTACTGGCTTTGCAACGTCAGTACGAAATGGATACTGCCGATCTGACGGAGCAGTTCAGGATTAAAAGAGAAGAGCAAGCAACACGCGATGCTCAAAAAGCAAAAGCCGATGCTCAAAAAGAAAAGGATGCTGCACTAAAAGCCGATCAAGATATTGTACGAGGCAAACAAGAAGCATTGAGTTTGCAAGAACAGAATGTCATGAACACTCTGGACACGATCCAAAGTTTAAACACCCTGTTTACAAAGAAGGGAGAGAAAGACAGCAAGCAGGCGTTTGATCGACAGAAAAAATTGAGCATAGCAGAAGCATTGATTAGCACTTATTTCTCGGCACAGAAGGCGTACACTTCTCAGTTTATGCCTGTGCCTACAGATCCTACGGCACCAATAAGGGGCACATTGGCAGCAGCAGCAGCGGTAGCGTCTGGCCTGGTAAGAGTAAAGCAAATCAAAAACCAGGAATACAACGGAGGCAGCACTGGTGGAGGAGGTGGAGGAGGTGGGGCTGGTCGATCAGGCTTTGGCCCAAGCCCTAACATCCAAACACCGTTACCAGCCAGATTGGATACGCCAGACAGTATGCAGGCTTACGTAGTACAAAGTCAACTACAGGGACAAATGGCTATGGCCTCTAAGCTACAGGAGCAAACAGTTTTGTAAACAGCAGTATATACATAGATATGGGAGCAAACAGAAAGCTAGTAGAATTGATTATTGGAGATGAAACCGAGGGATTGCCAGTGGAGGCAATTAGCCTGGTTAAATTTCCTGCAATCGAAGAGAATTTTGTGTTCTTTAGCAAAGGTAAAAACACCTTGGCTTTGAGCCTCGCAGCGATTCAGGAGGATAAGCGCACCCTAATTGGGCCTGCCTTAATTCCTGAAAAAGAAATCCCAAGGTTTGACGATAACACGGGCGAAGAGTACGACGTTTATTTCTCAGAGTCTACAGTACGCCAGGCCTCAGAGATGTACATGATGAACAGCCGAACTAATTCGCATACGTTCGAACATGAACGCCCTGTTGAAGATGTACACGTAGTGGAAAGCTGGATCGTAGAAGAACCTTCTATGGATAAAAGCAAGCATTACGGGATGGAAATGCCGAAAGGGACTTGGATGGTACGGGTGCAAGTGGCAAACGATGAGATGTGGGAAGAGGTCCGAAACGGATCTATTCGTGGCTTTTCGATTGAAGGTTATTTTATCGACAGCGTAGAAGAAATGAGCGAACGCAAACCGCAAAAACGCTTGAGCCGTACTGATCAATCAATGGCAAATAAGCTATGGAAACAGGTACTTAGCCTAATGGGTAGGCGTACTTTCTACAGCGAAATTACCCTGGACAACGGCATTGTTTTAAGTACAGAGGATAAGGCCTTTGAATCGGGAAGCATTGTAAAACAAATAAACTCAGAGGGTAACCCAGATGATATGCCAAATGGCAAATACAAAACTGAGGCTGGCGTTGAACTAGAGGTGTTTGATAACGTCTTAATTGAATGGGATGGTCAGGTCGAAGCAGTAGAAGAAACCCAGGTTGAAACAGAAAACGATGAGGTAGTAGCAATGGAAAAGGTGGAACTGGATATGCAGAAGGTTACATTTTACCGTCATTACCTCAAGGCCAAATACAAACAAAAATTTGGTTAATACATCATTATTAGATATATTGCAGCAATGAACAGAACAGATATAACAGTATGGTACCGTATCTACCTACCGACAGGAGGCAGCACGGACATCATGTTTGAGCCTTTAAAGTATCGTACCTGGGATCTATTTGTAGATGATTTCCAAAGCCAGGTTGATAGTTTAGGATTTGTAGATTATGAAATTGTAGACTGGGATTTCCTGAGTCAGAATGAAGCATACAGCATTAATCAGGACGAAACAGTATGGCGTAATTACGAACAGCTATTTGAGGTATCAAAGGATTACGGAGTACCAGCACAAGTAATTGTACAGGCAGCCGCAGATATGGGAGGCTACAATGACTTCAAAGATTTTATGGAAAATGCGTACCAGGGCGAAGAAGATAGCGTCCTGGATTATGCGTATGTATTGCTGGATGACATTGGAATTGATGAGGATCTAGCAGAACGGTACTTTAACTTTGATTCTTTTGGTTATGCACTACAGGCCAACGGTGATATTTATGCAATGATCATGGATGATTGGGAAGATCGTTATGACACTGAAGCAGAAGCCCAAGCTATATATGATGAGATGATGCGAATGTCAGACACTCAGGTAGCTGAATGGTATATCTATGATGTAGTCGGGGATATAAAATCTGCACTGGGTGATCAGATGAGTGATTACTTTGACTACAAGAAATTTGCAAAGGATCTTGGATACGATGGCTTCGAAGAAATTGGAGGTTACATCTTTAGAGCATACTAAGAATAAATTAAATTATTATGATAGTAGAAATTAAAGGTTTACCATTTAATGAGGTACACGATTACCTGGACCAAAGAGATGCAGGCGAAGATGATTTAGATATTTACATTGATGATTATGGTTATGTCGATGCTGACGAAGGCGATATGCGTAGATTAGTTGAAATCACTGTAAACCTGGATTTCGACGAGGAAGCATTTTTCGTTGAGGTTATGGAAGATTTGGCAAACGAGGAGCCAGACGTTGAGATTGATTATTTGTAAACAACAGAGATATGGATAGTACACCTAGGAGTTGGAGCGAGTTATATGATTTAGTCAATGATTATTTTGGTAGAAATAGCTATGAAGCGGAGTCAATTCTAGAAACATTTTTTGCGTATAACTATGATGTAAACGAACCTGAATTTGTTTGGCAATTAAATCAAAGAGAATTGCTTTTAGATAGAGAATGGGAAGATTGGTTTTTGCGGAACGGTGGTGATGAAAGACTGATTGAATACTAAACAACACGGATATGCAAGTAACACAAAGAGAATTAGATGCCTTTATGGACGAAGTAGAACGTCTAGGTTATAGCGTTAGGTACGCAGGCATTAATGGTTTTGGACAGGGTGAAGCAACCATTGACCGAAACGGTGCAGGTGATCCTATGGAATGGGAGTATGACATTAAAGACATTGTGTGGGACATGGGATTCCGAGATTATGACATAACAAGTTATACTCAAGAAACTATCGTGATCACCTTATTCTAAACAACAGAGATATGGCATACGCAAACGATAGAGCGCAAGAAGCATTTGGTGACTTCTTAGCAGATGAAACTGATTTCGAGTACATAGGCTATGTACCAAGCAAAAGGGGAAGTGCATTTTACGTAAGTAAGTTTGCCCTTGACCTATTCATTGATGACATTAAAAGGTTTGAATTAGATGCTTTTGTTAGGGAACAATTTCCTGAGTGGATGGACGAGTATTATGATTTTACTTGGGACACAGAAGATGATAATGGGGACTTTATTGTTTATGTTACATTACTAGTTTAAACAACAGAGATATGTACGATTTAGAGCTATTATCACTAATACTTAGAGAAGATTACGGTGTTTCTGTGCAAGGCGCAGATTCAGATGGGATTTACATTGATGACACGGGCATAACGTCTTCAGATGTAATAACGTATTTAACAGAAATAAGTAATATTGAGCGAGAATTTGCTGATATGGATTTTGACGTGTATAGGGCGGCAGAGGGACTTTTTATTGAAGTGTTTCCTGGCTACTAAACAACAGAGATATGGCATATACTACACAAGACTTTCTAGATGATTACGATGTTAGGACGCAAGACATTCCTTTTGAACGTGATCGTGGAGGAACTTCAATGGAGTACGAAGTAATTATTTATAATGATTGCACAGGAAGAGAATTAGTGGGTAATGTATGGGCAGAGGGTTATGATTTTTTACGTGACGATTTGCTTGAAATCATGTCTGATTGTGAGGCAATTGAAAACATTGCGTTAATAGTTTAAACAACAGAGATATGAGTGAATTAGATGAAGCATTAGATAAAATTACTCCACGTCTTTTAGACTCATTAGATTATGGAGAAGAATATAAACTGACTCCATTATTTACTTTGTACCATTATATGGATGATGATTTTATCGTAGTTAATTTAGATGATGGTAAAAATTGGGAAGAATTACTTGTCGTTATGTATGATGATCGGAGCGTAGATTTTGAAATAGTTGATAATCAACTCTACAACAAATACAGTTAAACGTTACTAATGTATAGAAACCCACTGATCAGTAGAATTTGGGATGGCTTCACCAACTCAGCCCAGGATGAACTTCTGGCTATGATCGGTGAATTTCGCCTGGACTATGTGCTAGAAGATACATTCTTGTATGGCTTAGACATTGTAGAGGAAGCAGTTATAGAAGAAGACTATGAAAGGGCCTATGGTGTATTCGAAGAGATATACCCAATTGTGATGCGCAGAATTGACATTGACTTATTCCAAGAACTTTTAGGAGAGGCATACTTTGCCATTTAATAAACACCCGTATATATATAGATATGGCAAGACGCAAATTTGATGAAGAGGTAGTCGAAGAAACTACAACCGAAGTAACAGAAACCGTGAGTGAAGGCCCCGACACCCACGAGCAATTCGTAACAATCCTTGTTGATATGGGGCTATCAGCAGAACAGGCAGAAGCCGTGCATTCAATGGCAATGGATCTAATCAATGCAGGTGGAGTCGAAGAAACAACAGATACTGAAGTGCAAGAAGAAACTAAAGTAGAAGCCAGCCGTGCCCGTCGAGGCACTAAGCGTAGCAGGTTTGCACGCAATGCTGGACGTAGCGAATCACCGCGTCGTTCACGACGATCGGAGATGAGCCAAGAAGATCGCACAGAGCGTCGAATGCGACGATTGATGCGACAAAACGCTGACTTGAAAAAGCAGCTAGTTGAATTGGGCGCACGACCTGCCGCCCAGCCCCTACGCAACCGTCCAGATGTGAAAGCCCCACAAGGCCCAGCATTGAACGCGCCCAAAGGAGCAACCGCGCAGGCATTAGAAATGATTAATAAACTACGGAACACATGAGTTACCCAGTAACTACACGACGTTCAATGCGTCAACGCAATTTTGCTGCGGGTCAAGGCCCGACAGTAAGCCCTGCTACTACGTATGCAGGTGTACTTTCTACGCCTTTTGTTGCACCAGCCCTTAAATTGGCTGACACATTGAACAAAGGATTTGTACGTCAGATTGACGGCATCCAAAACAAAGCAGTAATTTCTAACCTGTCATCTGTGACAAACGTAATTCAAGCGGCCAACTGTGACTGGGCTGATGGAAACGATTTGATTTTGGGTGAGCGCGTTTTGGAACTAACTGACCTGGCAGTAATGGAGGCCCTTTGCCGCAAAACAATTCTGCCTACTTGGGCTGGAATGACTGGCGCACGGGAAACTATGGGTGCAGGATCACCAGAATTTCAGGCGTTTGCTATGGCAACTGTTGCAGGATATGCAGCACAAGGCGTAGAGAACGGGATCTGGCAGGGTGCTATGGCAGCAGGGCAAAAGGGTTTTCTCTCAGATACTGGGACTTTAGACGCTACAGGCTATCAGGCTTCTATTCTCGGTACTCGCGATGGAGCTGGTGCTGCTATTGTCAATGAAGTTACAGCAGCCGCTGCTTCATTTGCAGGTGCTGCTTCTGTTATCGTAGGTGCAACAGGTGCATTCAATTTGGTTTACGAGAATGCCGTGACCAACTGCCCTGCTATCTTGAACCGAACTGACGTTGCTTACTACTGTTCGCCAAAAACAGCAGGTGCCTATATGCTAGGTCTTGCGGTTTCAGGCGCACATCAAGGTGTGAATATGCGATCAACAGACCAAGCGTTTGATACATTGCAGTACCTAGGTATTCCAATTCACGTTTGCCCAGGTATGTATGATGAGGCTTTGATTCTTACATACGAAGAGAATTTGGTAGTAGGTTCTAATTTGAACACTGATTACACCACAGCCCAGTACATTGACGCGTGGCAATTTGACGGATCAGACCAGGTAAAGATCGCTATGCGATTCGGAACAGGTATGCAAGTCGGAGTACCAGGCGATGTAGTAGTAGGTGGTGCAGCAGCATTGTTCGCTTAATTTATAGGTCATGGCTTGTACTATAGCAAATGGAAGAATTGTAGATTGCGCTGACTCAGTTGGTGGAATCAACCGTATTCTAATCAGCGCAGAATATAAGGAAATGACCACCAACGCTGCCTTTGTAGCAGCATCCGATACGATTTCAGCAATCGGAGCGCAAGTGTTTTATACGTTTGAACTTCGCCCTGAGTTGTCAAGTTTGACTGTAAACTATCAGGCTGACAAGGCCAGCGGAACTACGTTCTTTGAGCAGGTTCTTAGCTGTACTTTTCAAAACCTTGAGATTGAAGACATCGCAGATATTAAAGCACTTTGTCAAGGCCGCCCTAATATTTGGGTTCTCGATAACATGGGTAAGTGTTGGTTGATCGGAGCGAAATACGGATGCAATGTAACTGGTGGAAACATCCAGACAGGTACAGCGTTTGGTGATATGAATGGTTTTACGATTGACTTTACCGCGCGTGAAGAGAATCCAATCTATTTGGCTACTGCATCAGCCGCTGGTGTTGCAGGTGCTGATTACCCATTGGATCTTGTAGCGAACGCAACAGTTAATCCACAGCCATAAATTTTTGGTTGAGTATATGGTTAGGAAAGGGGCGGCAATTTAGCTGCCCCTTTTTCATTGAAACAAATTTAGAAAACGTATATAAACTAGTATGATCCAGATCACAAACGCGAATGCCTACCAATCGTTTTTTTTAAAACTAGATGGATACAGCGCAACGACAATAACAAATGTGAGGGTAAGTTTTACTAATCAACTTACAGGAAAAAAAACTAGCTTTGGATCTGTGACTCCGTTAACAACAAATGGTAGGTATCAAAATATCCAGGTTATACCGCCAGCAGCACCACACGAAATGGTAGAAGGTTTGTATATGGCAGAGATAAAAAACAATGATAATACCGTAACTTACGCAACACGCCTGGCCTTTGTTTCATCTGTTCCTGCGTTTAAAGAAGCACAATTTGCGGCTTACGAAGAACAAGACACAGAAACATATAACGTATACGTCAAATGAAGAAGCAATTTCTTAATGTCTTAAATTACACTAGCACAAATACACCTCAATTCGTTGAGAGTCAAAACCGCGAGTGGGTAGATATGGGAAAGGATAACCTTTACCCACACTACCTGGAAGAACTGTACGTTAGTAGCAGCATCCACAGCGCAGTAGTAAAAGGTGTTTCTGAAATGATTTATGGAGAAGGCCTTGATGCCATCTATAAAGATTTTAATATTGAGCAGTGGCTTAAAGTGCAGCAAATTTTTGGCGATCAAAAATGCTTAAAGCGTTGCAGCCTGGATTTAAAACTTTATGGTCAGTGCTACTTTAACATTATCTGGAGTGTAGACAGAACTACTATTTCAGAAATTCATCATGCTCCTGCTGCTACAATCCGAGCAGGCATTGCTAATGATGAGGATGAAATTACAACGTTCTATCACAAGGCTGATTGGAGTGACAATAAAGAGCCACAGGCAATACCAGCGTTTAACACAAATGATCGTACAGCAGCTAGTCAAATATTGCACATTAAGCTGTACAATCCCTTGTCTTTCTCGTACGGATTGCCAGATTATTTAGGCAGTACAAACTATATAGAAGTAGATTCTGCACTGTCTGAGTACCATTTGAACAGTATAAATAATGGCTTTTTTCCTTCGACAATTTTAAGTTTTAATGATGGCGTGCCGACTGAGGATGAGCGAGCAGAACTAGAACGCCTGATCTATAACAAATTTGGTGGGGCTTCGAATGCAGGCAAGATCCTGATGACGTTTAACGACTCGACAGAAAACGCTCCAACCGTTGAGAGTTTCAACATTAGTGATGCTCACAATGTATATGACTATTTAAGCAAAGAGGTAGTAGTTAAAATCCTTTCAGGTCATCGAGTTACTAGTCCATTGCTATTTGGAATTAGAAATGAAGGTGGAGGTTTTGGATCAAATGCAGACGAACTAAAAGACAGCTACGATCTATTCTATAATACAGTTGTATTGCCGTTTCAGCGTTTACTGCTTGACGGACTAAGGCCTGTATTTGCCGCATCAGGGATCACCTTAGATCTTTACTTTAAACCATTGCGCCCAGCAAGTTTCTTAACGGTCGAAAATCTATGGGGCCAGGCAAATTCCGCAGATACAGGTGATAAAGATGCCAGCTATAATGGCGCACAGATTGCATCCGCTGTAGAGGTATTGGTCAAAGTAAAAGAAGGTATTCTGACAGAGGAACAAGCTAAGGTATTCCTGGTGCAGATGCTTCAGTTTACGCCAGAGGTAGCCGAAGCATTGTTTGTGCAAGGCATTGACGCAATAGCCCAGGTAGAGCAAGAACAAGAATCAGACGAAGCAGTTGCAGAAACGCAGATGTCTAAAAAAAAAAGCGGTGACGAGTGGCTACCCCAGTTAAGGGAGCGAGCCAGGAAAGTACCAGAGCATTTTACACTTTGGAAATCTGAAGAAGTGCAGGACGCGCAATTTGATCATGATCTGCACGAGGCAAAAATGCAAATGTTCTATGCGGAATACAGTAACTACGATGAGGTAAGCGAAGAGCGCGACATTGTAAGCAGGGACAATTACTATTTTGCTGTACGTTATCGTTACGAAGAAACAGCACAGACGGCACCAGTAGATCCTAACTACAAGACCAGAGATTTTTGTGAAGAGATGATGGAACTATCAAATGATGGTTTAGAATTTCGCTATGAAGATCTGATTGAAATGGGTGATGATGGAGTTAACGGAAATTTTGCACCAGCAGGTAAAAGTTCATACAGCATCTTTGATTGGAAGGGGGGCGTATACTGTAGGCATGGCTTTGTTAGAATGATTTATATCTACGCTCCAGACGGAGAAATAGCTGAAGTAGACGATAAGGCTTTTGAAGGAGCCTGGGAAGATGTGATGCGCAGCGTAGGTAACAACTTTGAAATTGAACAGCCAGGATTTGAAATCGTGGCACCGATCGACACCCCAAGTAGGGGATCTTTAAAATACGGATAATGGCAACCACACTATACATTAGTTCTACTCTATTAAAAAGGGATACAGCACTGGGTAGCGCAGTAGATGACAATTTGCTTCAGCCTTACATTAAGATTGCCCAGGATCGCTGGGTGCTACCAGCCCTGGGAACACAGTTAGCAGATAAGATTTCTACTGATATTGATAATGACGCGATTACAGGTGTATATCAAACCTTACTAGAGGATTACATCCAGCCATGCCTGGTGCAGTTGGCATTTGTGGAAGTCGCTTTTGTAGTACGATTACGCTTTGCGAACAATAGCGTAGTAGTAGGCAGCAGCGAAATGGGGAATAGCGCATCAATGCAGGATATACGCAAAGTAGTAGAGCAGTCGCAAGAAATTGGAATGTTCTATAGAGAACGTTTGATCGACTACTTGCAATTCAATTCAGGCAGCTTCCCAGAATACACGGCAAATACAGGAAGCGATCTATCACCATCAGCACGAAACTATTTTGGAGGACTCAACGTATACCCCAGGCTCACCACGAACAATCAAATCAAAGCGTGGGCTAACGCAGTTGGAATCAAATACTTCAACCGATAAGCCGCGAGGCTATTTTGGCAGTCGAAATAATGACAATGAGTTGAAGCTAAAAATCTACCTGAACAAATGGCAACAAAAATAACAGACTTAACAGAACTAACTACTACACCTGAAAACGATGATGTGCTGCACATTGTAGACATCAGCGATACTACAGGAGGTTCTGCTGGTACCAGTAAAAAAATTAAGGTCAGCACTTTGCCTAGCGGTGGAGGAGGTGGATCAGGCACGGTTACCAGTGTTGCTTTGGCTGTGCCAAGCGCACTAACCGCGTCAGGCTCTCCCGTGACCACAGCAGGCACCATTACTATTTCTGGTGCTGGCACCTCAAGTCAGTATATTGATGGCACAGGGGGCCTTCAAACGACTCCTACGGGGACTGTAACTGGTGTAACTGGAGTTGCTCCGATCACTAGCACAGGTGGCGTTACTCCAGCCATTGCCATTACAGATGCTACGCCTTCTGCGCGTGGGGCTATGAGTTCAGCAGACAAGAGCAAACTAGATGGTATTGCGGCAGGGGCTGAAGTAAACGTAGTCACTTCTGTTAATACTGAAATTGGTGCTGTAGTATTAGATACTGATGACATTGCAGAAGGCACTACCAATGAATACTTTACAGATGCACGGGTTGCAGCCAATAGCGCGGTAACATTAAACACAGCCAAAGTAAGCAATGTACAATCTGATTGGAACGCTACATCAGGTCTATCACAGATCTTAAATAAACCAACGTTAAATGCAGGAACTGTTACAAGTATTACTGCTGGAACAGGTTTAGATGGTGGAACGATTACAGGTTCAGGTACTATTGATTTAGCAGATACAGCCGTTACAGCAGGCAGTTATACAGCAGCTAACATAACAGTTGATGCACAAGGAAGGGTAACAGCAGCAGCAAACGGCAGTGGTGGTGGAACGAACACCAACATAGCTAATGCAAACCTGACAGCAGACAATAACCGTACATTAGACATGGACGGTAACAGCTTGACGATTGATAATAATGGTGGGGATTTTACCTTGAGAGATTCAGGCACATCGGACACCTATATTACAGCAGGCAGTAATGAGTTGGGACTCGGTGACAGCGGTATGCCTGTAAAAGCACAAGGTCTTTTTCGAGCAGAAGCAGGGATTGAACAGGACGAAGCAGGACTAACGGTTGCAGGTGCATATGGAGATGGAGCAGACATTACTTTTTTAGGATCGTCAGCAACCTCTGTTATAGCAGGTAGGCTGTACTATTATTCGGGTGCTGCTTGGGTGTTTTACACGACTGCATCCGAAGCACCACAAAAGGCTTTGTTAGGTATGGCTATAGGCACAACAGTGGCTAAAGGTTTTGTTTTGAAAGGTTTTGTTAATCCAAACGGGACAACGAACCTGACAGCAGGTGAAACTGTTTTCGGCTCAACGAATGCATCCGTTAGTAGTACCGCACCGACCACAGGGTATCAACGAATAATGGGGCACGCAATTAGCAGCAGTGTAAT